TTCGCAGTCGAAGCAGCGTAATGCGCATTCGCATTCGACACACCGCCATTCGCATTCGCATTGTCGCACCCGCGATAGACCACACGGCCGGATGCCGAGCTGAACCAGTATTTGTCAGAATAGTAAGTGCTGCTCGATCCGCTCACGGCACCAACTGGCACAACGGCCATCCATTTGCCATGAGCCACTGCCGTTATCCAAGAGTCACCATTAGTCGTACCCTTCACCATCATAATCGTACCGTCCGGCATCCAGATGCGCCACTTGCCCACATTGCCACTCGTGTTCGGTATGTCCACCCTGTCCATCATGTCATACTTGTGTCCGTAGATGTCCTCATAGCCCAGGCAGCAGATATTGTTCACCTGCGTCACCTTTGCAGCACCATACTCGTCCTTCTCCACATACCAGGCATACTGATGCACAAGATTGTCCACAAGACTGTTCGTCACATTCGGATTAATCCCCTTCGCCTCTTCGTAGCCCACAGTGTCCTGCATGCCCCTCGATGCCGTACCGCCAGTCGTGCGTGTATTCGAGTGCGAACCTGCGCCACACTGCTCCTGCATGTTCTTTCGCCCATACTTTGCATAGCTCAGATTTGCGATGCGCCAGTGCATCAGCGGGTCTATCTGCTGCATACCTCTCTGCACGCTATAGTAGTGGAAGTCCATCCATGTCATGTTTGCAGTCGTAGAACCACCCGTTATGCAGGAACGCAGTTTTGTGCCAACCACCGAGCTGCCCGCCACACCACAAAGGTGCTCGTCGTTGGGCACCCAGTCAGGCTCCATGTCTTCAATCTTCTCGCTGTTACTCAACACCACCTTGTCAAACTCAGCAGTGTTTAGTATAGAGAAGTAAAGTGCCACGGCTCCTTCCGGCACATCGCTTATCAGATACATGCCAGCCTCAAACTTGTTGCTCAGCGTAGACACGACTATGGACTGCAGCACTGCGCCAGTCTTGTCAACGAATACGCTGCCCACAAGATTCGTGCCTGACACACTCGGGAAGCGTACACGCTTGTAGCCATCCACACTCACCATACACACAGAGTACGAGCTGTCATTACTGAAAGCGTTGTTTATCGTGTCCCTGCCGCTCATCACCTTTTTGCCATTTGTATAGCCACCCTGCGTTCTCTTGATGTCCTCAAGCGTCATCACTGTCGCCTCCGGCACTCTTGGCATGTGGGCTCTGTCTCTGAAACTGTAGCAGTCATAGTTTCTACCGTTCAGATAGTCATTCACACCCTTGCTCCAGTAGAACGGCTCCAGCATCATCCAGTCGCCCTCCGAGCCGTCAAGCTTTGCGGGGCTCCCGTCCGCATACTTGTTGCTGTCAGCATCGTCAAGCGGGTAGCATGTCATTTCGCCGTCCAGGTTATTCATCACCGTATCAACACCGGCGATGGTAACGTTCCGGGTCGTTGCTTTCTTCGTCACCTTCGCCAATACTCTGTGGCGGTTCTTCAATATCACCGCCACATGGCCGCTCGGCTTGTAATCGTTGCCGTACTTGTAGCCCGTCTCGTTGTCCAGGTTGCTGATACACGCGTCGTCGGCAATGGTTTCCGCTCTCTCCAGCATCGTGTATTCCGGCTGCTCGATGTTCAGTTCCGGGAAGTGCTGCTGCAGTGCTTCATACTCCTCGTCATCCTTGTATCTCGTCAGTCGGTATGTACCCACCAGTCGGCAGCTCTCCACATTGCCGCCATTCTCGTCCACACCGCCCGTCTGCATCAGTGAGGCCAGCAGGCTGCCGTCGCCTTCCATGTCGATGCCGGTCACACGCAGATACTTCACGTTTCCGCACCTTGCGTGCAGCGTCTGCCAGTCCACACCCGGACAATTGTCAACCACAAGTCTGTTGATGTTGCTTGTGCCCTCAAGCGTCAGACCGCTGGTCGTCAGTTTGCCCAGGTAGCGCAGTTCCAGTGTCTGCAACGTTGCCGGGAGCGTTACGCTCGTCAGAGGAGCACCCTGTGCGAAGTTCACGCCGGTCAGGGCTGTCTTGCCTGCCTTCAGTGTCTCCAGCTTCGTGTTGTTGCTCAAGTCTATGCCAGTGAAGCTGCCTGACTTCAAGCCGGTCATATTCAGAGTACGCAAGTTTCGGCAGCCGTTCACCAGCAATGCGTTCAGCGTTGTCTGTGTCTGGCCGCAGCTCACGTCAAGCGTCCGCAGGGCGGAACAGTTGTTCAAGTTCAGAGTCTGGAGTATGGCATGGCTCACGTCCGTCAGGTCAAGCCCCATGATGCGGCTCGCACCGTAGATGTATTGCGGATCATTCACGATGAGGTCCGTGTCAAGCGTCAGTTCCACCTAACTTCCCGTGTCCTCCGCAAGCACTGCGCTTTCGTGCGGAGTACCGCTCGTGTAGCCGTACCCGAAGAAATACCGCTCGCTCGCCGTGATTCTTATCTTCCGGTTGTCACTTCCGAACTTATAGCCGAAGTAGGCCGCGAAACTGTCCTTTCTGTATGTACCGCATACATACTGGCTGTCCAGCAATGCAAACCGGTTCTGGATGGTATAGGTGCGGTGCGCATATCGGCTGCCCTGGAGTGCATAGAGATAGTCATAGTAACTCGTAGTGCCGTCGGCCGTCGTCACACCCTCCGTCAGCGGCTTGATGTACTTGTAGATGCCGTCCTTGTTGTAAATGCGCTCACACCAGTTGCCCATCATCTCCTCATTGAACACATTCAGCACATACTCCAGCGACATCGTGCTTCGCAGCTTGTCTGCCACCTCCCTCAGTTTGTCCGGGCAGCCTCTCACAAGTTCCCACAGCACGGAGTCATGTCCTGCAAACGCATACGAGCCGATGCTCTCGTCCATCGTCTCCCACGTTATCGTGTAGTCGTATTTCAGAACCGAGTCGTTGCGCTCACCGAACACCGTATCCATGTCGTATGGGATGAAGTACCATATCTTGCCGTCCCACGTCACGAGCATCATGTTCTTCGCGCGGTTGTCCACAGCCATGAAGTAGTCCGTTATCAGATACCATGCAAATGGCGAGTCATTGCCGAAGTATTCCGCATATTCGTTCAGGAATTTCGTCGGGTTGCCCTTGCACGAGTATATCCACTCCCAAAGGCGCTTCACTGCCGCCTTGTCGTCCTCATGCGCCGTCGCCCATGTATCGTCGGCCTTGAAGCGGAACTCCAGAGCGTCGTCAAACGTGTCCATGTTGCTCGTACCGAACAGGCACAATGTCTCCGAGTTGTTCAGGAACTCCAGGCAGATACACTTGTTGCGCCCGCCCTTCAGTGCAGCCTCGTCATTGAAGCCCTCGATACCCTCAAAGCCGTAGATGATGCCGCTGCCGCTCTTCTCGTTGTTGAAGTTGTACTTGCCAAGATACACGTTCTCACCCGTGCCGTTGTTGTCGTAGAACAAATCTATCGGGAAACCGTCCACGCCGATTCTCACATCATAGTTGCCCTTGTAGGCCATTTGTGGCGGAGTCAGCCAGCCGCATCTCTTCCAGATGTCGTTCACCACTCTCACCGCACCCGTATTATGCGTAGATGAAGAGTCCGAGAAGTCCGCCTTCAGACAGAATATGTCTATCGGTCTTGCACCTGGTTTGAACGAATATTTGAAGTCCGCTACCTCCACACCGTTCACATACAGCTTCGTGCCGTACTTCGTCGAGCGGCTGAAGTAGATGCGGTAGTTCTTTCTCGGGTAGGTCGTCGATGAGGTGCCTTGTATTCTCAGTCCGCACTGGTAGATGATGAAGTCATACTCCTTGCCGTAGGCAGAGTAGAAGTAGATGTCCACCGGAACCTCAAACTTCTTGTTGTTCGTCTGGTTCACAAGGTTCACGTCGCCCACGATCCTCATCACGCTCTTGCCCATCGCACGCAGTTTGTCTATATCGACATCAGTGCCCTCGTCGTCCATCACCTGGTTCTTCTCGAACAGCACCACCATCTCGTCGCTCGTCGGGCGGTCCACCATGTAGTTCGCCAGTTCCTCATCATCGCCCAAGGCACGGTTATACACGCGCAGGTTCCGCACCTCCACGTCCGCACTCTCGCTCGTGATCCTGATGTTCGTCGGTTCTGCCTGGAGCAGCGAATCCGTCGAGGCATACTGCTTCGCACCGCATAGGATGCCGTTCACATACAGCATCATCAGTCGGTTACCCTTCTTCTCCTGCACCACGAAGGCTATCTTCAGTGTCATACCGCTCGCGAACTTCGTGCCCACTTCCGAGCCTGCGCCCGTCCGCATCAACGCCTCCTGCGTGGTCAGTCTGAAACCGACATTGCCGGCCATGCAGTCCACCACCGTGCCTTTGCGGTCGGTCACATTACTGCAGGTCAGTTCCATCTCGTAGGTCGCACCTGTCGTGGTGGCGTCATTGGCAAATGGCTTGTAACCTATCTCGATGTTTGCCCCGTTCGTCAGTTTCAGCGCGTCGCCCGTCCAGCCGTTGCTCTGCCAGTCAAAGCCTTCAAACACCGTTTGAACGTCGTTATAACGCCATTCAGCAGGCTCGCTCTCTGCGTTGCTTCTGCCGGCTGCCGTCAGTTTCAGTACGAGTCCCGCTGTCGCCTCGCCCAGGTCGATGCCGCTCTCCGTCACCTTCACGTTCAGCTTGTATTCCGTAGTGCCGCACTTCAGCACCATGGCCACATCGCCCTGCTCCAGGAAACGGTTTGTATATACCTGCGTCGTCCTCGGAACGCTCACCGTCTGCGTCCGTATGCCGTCTCTCCACACACCCACGGTCGCAGGGGTCGTTGTCGGGTCATACGCCACAAAGTCAAATCTCACCTGCTCATACTGGCCGGTCTCAACAGTCGGCGTCAGATGGTCGTCCGCAAAAATGCGGCCGTCACCGAAGGTCAGCTTCGTGCCGATGTACGGGGCGTTCTGTCCTGCCTTCAGAATGTCAAAGTAGATGCTCTCGCTCTTCAGCGTCAGCTCAGCGCTCGCCTCCATCTCGGCGACGATCTGCACCGTGTGCCGCCCGATGCTCACTCCCGACATCGACAAGGAGAAGCTGCCGTTCGTCGTGCCGCTTCTCTTCACAGTCTGCGAGTCCCACTGGTGTCCGTCCAGATACAGCGTCACGGTCTTGTCACCGCTGCCGCTCACAGCGAAGGGGATGCTCACCGCCTCGCTCACGCCGTAGCCGCCCTTGGCGACACACTCGGCTATGTTGAAGCTGCTGCTCAGCGCAAGGGTCACAGCCTTCACGCTCACATAGCTCTGCCTCGTCTGTGTCTTGCCGGTGGTCGGGTCGGTTGTCGTAGCCCTCACATAGATGTCCGTCGTTCCGAGCAGCAGGTATTTCGTCAGGTCCAGGGTATAGGTGCCCTTGCTCACATCCTGCTGCGTGTCTGCATACATCACGGTAGCGCCTCTCTTCATCTCTATGCTGACAGTCGCCTTCTGACCCGTGGAGGTGCCTTTCTCCTCACCGCTGCTGTACTGGTGGTCATACGTCCATGTCAGCATCACGCTGTCGCCTTCCTTGATGATGGTCTTGCTGACGGCTGCATCCAGCACGATTTTCGTGGTCGAAGCGTCACCGCCTCCACCGCCGCTTCCTGCCGGGATGTCCGCTGACGCTATCTCCGCACCGCTCTTGTTGGTCAGCGCCAGGCGCACGCTGCTGCCGTCGTCACTCAGTTCGGCATTCATGCCCAAGACGGTGCTCGCCTCTATCTCTATCAGCTTCGCCGCCACCGCCGCGTTCTGCACCGGGTTCGTCGAACTTGCGTTCAGACTCTCGTCCACCTCAGTCTCGCTGATGGTGATGGCAACGTTACCGTCCTCGCCCGGCTCCAGCTTCTTGCCGTTCAGCGTCACGCTCTTCACCGTGCCGTCGCCGCCAAAGTCCTCCCAGCTCGCCGCCTGTTCCCAGCTCTCGATGTTCGTGCCCTTGAACTGCTTGGTCTCCCATTTGCCCTGTGCCGTCTCGTAGGTGATGCAGCGTCCCTTCGCACGTGTCTTTCCTTCCACGGCTGCTATGGCGGTCTCAAGCGTATAGTATCCGCTCTCCAGCGGAACCTGCTCCGTCACGTTATAGGTGTTGCCGCCACCGCTTCCGCTTATCTCCACCAGGTTCTCTTCCTCATCGCTCCACACATACACTACGCCACCGCACACATACGCCTTGTCCTTCAGTACTTCCGTGCGCACATCGTTCATGTACATGTCTGCGCCAGGCCAGTTATTGCAGTATATGTTACCATTCTTCCCGCAGAAGGATTTGTTCACCGTGTCATAGTACACACCGTCTATCTGGGGGCATGATATAAGTCGTATCTCCACACCTTCCACCAGCCCGTCAAACCGCGCTGTCGCGCCGTTCCTTGCAGCCAGTGCCGTGTCCTTGTACTCCGCTTCCACGCTCTCTGCCTTTGCCACAGCGGCGTTGGTCTTCTGGGCGGCATCAGTGGCCTTGCTCGCTGCATCGTTGGCGGTTTTGGCCGCAGCCTTCGCTGTTGCTGTTGCCGTATCTGCTTTCTTTGCCGATGCGTCAGCCACAGCAGCAGAAGCCTTGGCGACAGCTGCTGCATCCTCCGCAGGTTTCGACAGCAGTTTCAACGGGGCACTCACCACCGTCTCGCCTCTCATGGCAGGGAGGCTCACCACACCGTCCAGCGTGCTCACCGCCTCCAGTTCGTCCACACTCTGGCTGGCTGTCTTTATCTGATTCACCACATCCTGGACCAGTTCCTTTTTCTCTTCTTCTGTCATATCATCCGTTGTTTTGATTATTGTTCAACTGTTCTCTAAGCCCGTCGATAAAGCCGGGCACACACAGACGTTCTGCCACCGTGCCCATAAGGCTTACCTCCTCGTCGGTATATTCGACACTACCCTCGCCATTGTATATCTTCAGGGCAAGGGCATGTGCCTTAATGCCGTTCACGTTTTTGTATATCAAGTCCGCAAACGTCTCCCTCGCGTCCACCGTCTGCGCCGCCTTCCGGCTCACGGTCGTGTAAATTTTGAAATGCTTAAAGTCTATCTTTTTCATACATCATTCCTCATTCGTTGTTCCTTCTATGATATACCAGTTCCCCGCTATCGCCTTCAGCGTCGTGTAGGTGTTCCACAAGCAGTATATCCGTGTGTCGCTCTTGCTGCACCCGCCGAACCGCCTCACATCAATAACGCTTCCGTCCGATGTTTTCATCAAGTAGTAGGGGTTGGCCTCGAATATTATCTTCTGTCCGTTGATGGCGGACACATACAGGTACTTCAGCTTCTTGCCCACTGGTCTGTCCCAGAAGAAGCTCAGCTCCAGTCCGTCGTATGCCGTCGCGTCCGGCAGGTATATCCAGTGCGAGTAAGGGGCCTCCGTGGCATCCCACGAGTCTTCTATCGCGTCAAACTCCCAAAAGAACATGTTGCACGGCTCAGCCTCTGGGTCTATCTGGTATTTGTTCGGTGCATTCACCTTGGTGCTCGAATACAGCAGGTTCGCATGGATCACTCCCGTCACCTCTGCGTCCTTCATTCTTGCAGACTTCACGTCAAGGCTGCCGTCTGCGTTCACCTTGAAATATTCGTTCATCGTCACTGCGCCTTCCAGGGTTATCTGGTCTGCGCTTATCCTCACGCCACTCTCCAGCTTGCCGTTCTCGTCCTTGGTCACGAATGCCGACACCTCCGCTCGTTTCACAATGTCCGTGCTCTCCTCCACGGCCGAGGCAAACATCCCGGCAAACGCCTCGATGTCCAGTTTCTTCTCCATGTCCCCGGCATAGCTGTTGAGCCATGTTTCCCAGTCCGTTGCCGTTATCAGTCCCGCCGTATTCTTCAGCGCGCCGTGCTCGTCAAACCGCTCCGAGATGAGTGCGTTGTATTTTGTTGTCGTTATAATCTCTGAACCCTCCAGCACCTTGCCGTCCTTGTCAAAGTTCAGTGCCGCTATCTTTACCAGCCGCTCGCTCTGCTCGAACAGCGTCTTGTACTTGTACGTCAGTGCCTCTATCTTGTCCGTGCTCAGCACCAGCATATACAGGTAGATGTCGCCGTCAAACGCCAACTTGAAGTCGCCCGTGCCGTTCCACAGCCCGCTGCAGGTGTACTGCACATAGCCGTCCGTCACCGCAATCTGTTCGCTCACCGCTAAGCTGTCGAAGTCCGCAAAACCTGCCTTGTCCACGTTCTCAAAACCAATCTTCAGCGTGCCGGCCTTTGCGCAGCGATAAAAGAAGCTCAGATACACTGGCAAGGCTTTCTTCTTCCCGTCGCCGTTTGTCGGGAAGGTCGGCACAAAGCGCAGATTCTCGTGCTTCTGGCGAATATACTTGTTGCGTATCCGCACCACCTTGCGTCCCATGTCTGTCACCACGCTCGCACCGTCACCCTTCTTCGATAGTGCTGCGCCGTTGGCCCACACCCATTTGTTGCCGACGAGGAAGAACACCGTTTCATTCTCCGAGTTCCACTTCTCCAGTCCAGATGCAAACGTCGGGTTGTTCAGATAGCCCTTCTCGCTTAGGAAATCATTCCTCACGCTGTCGATCGCGCTCTGCACCTTGCCCTCCGTTATCTCAAACCGAGTCTTCACGTCCTCGCCAGTCTCCAGTACGAATGTGCCTTTCAGAAAGGCGTTGTCCGCATACAGGCCGTTGCCCTTCGGCTGGCGGTCTGCCGGGAACTTGTCATCCCTGATGCCGTCCAGGCTGCCGAGTCGTGCCCGTAGGCAGTTGTCAAAGGTCTTGCCCCTCACGCCGTCCATCACATCCACCCTCGGCTGTCCGTCCTCGGTGGCGGATATGAGCACTAAGTTCTGCCGGTCGGTGTTCGCCGTGTTGCCCATCAGCACGCACTCGTCGCCCTCCTTCGGTTCCACGCCCTCAAACTCCTCCTTCGCCACCACGATACCGTCCTCCGTAACATCGGCCACTTCTACCCAGTAGCTCCGCATATCCTTGCCCGTGAACGTCTGGCAGCGCATCAGGTCGTGCTGCACAAACATGTTATCCTGCTCAAAGCAGATGAGGTAGTGGTCGTTTTGCTCCTCCACCGCCTTTATCTTGCCGTTGGCCGCACTCACGCATATCTGGCCGCCCACGCTCCGCACTTTCTCGATCAGCAGTTCCATCACTGCCATCGTCTGCCTCACCGTCAGCTTGTCTATCGTCAGGTAGGTGCGCCCGTCCTCGCCTTTCCACAGTTGGAACCCTGCGCCCATCAGTCCGTCCACAAACTGCCCCGCGCTCCGTATGCTGTCCGACGTTACGCTCCCAAAGGCCACGCCGTCCTTTTTCCTCACAGGCTGGTCCAGCCAGTCGTCAAAATGGCGGTAGTCCCACTGGTCGGCATTGTCGGCTTCCTTCGCATGGTCAGCCTCCAGAGCGTGCTTCGCCTCGTCAGCGTCCGTGGCGTGGTCGGCCTCTTTCGCATGGTCGGCTTCCAGCGTGTGGTCACTCTCCTTGGCATGCGTGGCTTCCCTCGCCAGTTCAGCGATGTCCGCCTTGGCTGCGTGCGCCGCCTCCTTCACCGACATGCCTCCGTAGGCTGTGCCCCCAGTCCGCAGTGCCGACGTACTGCCCTCGTTTTTTGGTTTCTTTATTACCTTGATGTCTATCATTGCTCAATCTCCTTAAGTGTCATTTCTGCATGTCCTTCCTCAAGATTGCGACTGATGCCCTGCACGAAGAAGGTTTTATCCATCATGGGATGGCGATAGTGAGCGAACAGATTCACGATGCCACCATCTGTATCCGTCAACTTCTGCGTCATAACCACCCTTGGTGCATGCCATTCTTTGTAGTAGTAGTCCACATACAACTGCTCAGGCTTAGCGGTCACACCCCTCGAATAGTCATATACCGCCAACAGTCCCTCTCCGGTCAACGTGTTCAATGGAGTGCTCATCTTCACACTGTCCGTCACGTCCAACGTCTGGCATTCCGCTGCTGTCAGTGCTGAGTTTATCTTCATTTCGATGTCGTCCTTCACGTTCACAAAGCTCTCCTTTGTGTCGCTCATGTAAACGAGGTCGTTATCACCAGTGTTGTTCACCAGTCCGTTGTCGCTGTATATCTTCACTTCAAACTGCTCCACCATGATGCTGCTTACGTGTGCCAGCAGTGGAATCGTTGTACTGTTCCATTTCGTGTGTCTGAACCACGTCTTGTGCCGTCTCGTCACCACGTCCCACAATGCGTTCACCGGTCCCAGGATCATAAACTTAACCCTACCGCTCACCTTATCTGCCTTTTTGATTGGTATAGCTATGCCCTCCGCATCGATGCCGAGCTCATAGTTCACGTTGTTTTGCAAATCGAACTTGGTACCAACTATCTTGTCACCGATTTTCGGGTCAAAACCTATCGTAAAACACTGCTGGTAGTATTCATCCTCATTGGAACACTCCTCCAGCGTCTTGTACTTCCGCCACTCGAAGTCCGTCACCTGTCCTTCTGTGCCTTTTTCCACAACACACTTATCCCCTATTATCAGCATACATGCCAATACACCCACCTTTGATATATGGTCGCTGCCGTCTCCAATGGCACTATACTTGAACTCATACAACTGAGGGCCGGTATCTGTGAACGGAACAAAGCCGTGCGCCGTTTCCATATCCCATGCCACGGTCTCATTAGGCGCTGCTGCCTTCCACCACTGCTGCGTGTAGTATCGCCCGTCACCATTGTTTCGGCTCGGCACCGTCACGCCTACCCATTTACCAATTCCAGTAAATAGATTTCCCCATTTTCCACCGTCATAGTTGTATATTGCTTTGTAGGTGTCCGTCAATGCCATCACTGGGTTCAGCACCAGTTTTCCGCTCAACACGATGTAGTTCGTCGTGCCCTCGTCCGTAGGCGAAAAGACACCACCAGTCATGCTGCCGTTATACACGGCCCTCGGTATGCCTGCCTTTAGCGAGTTGTCATTCGGATAGGTAGTTGCCTCCTTGTCGTCAGAGTTGCCGTTCACACTCACCACCAGGTAGTTCGTCATTTCCACTTTCGAGGTCGGGGAGTTGTCCTGTCCGTCCGTTTTCTTCTCCACCTTGCCAAGTGCCATGATGGCAGCACCCTGGTTCTTCGCCAACCAGTTCGGCAGTACATGTTGGTTTCGCCCCTCACTACAGTATTCCTCCATCAGGTTACCGCTCCCGCTCTTTGGGAACAGCCACTGACTGTTGTTCATCATCTGCACATACCAGTCCGTCACGCAGCCACTACTATAGGAGGTTTCCTGTCCGTGAGTCATTGCGTCAAAGGCATTTAACGCTTTCGAGCCCTCACCATCACTGCTGTATTCCGTCATGTACTTCTGCTTGTTGCTGAAAGGACTTTTCAGAAGATCGTTGTCAAGCGGGCTCTCAATCACACCCTCCATACTCTCCACCTTGGCAGTCAGCATAATTTTATTGTACACCTCCCCTACGCTTATCGTCGTATCCGTGTCTGTCACCAAACCTGTCACGATGTTCGTTGTCTGCCGGGCCGTCGTCACGCTTGCGCCAGTCAGCAAATCTCGCCAGTATATGCGTTCGTCGCCCTTCACGCTCTCCCAGGAGAACAGATAAAACGTGAACCCATCCTGCACGATGTGGAGGTTCAGGTACTTCAGTATCTCCTCCAACACCTCATCCTGCTGCCATACGTCATCCTCCTCATCACCAAGAAAAAGCAACTCGCTTACCGTCAGCTGCCCGAATATCGCATAGCGGTTACCTGCCAAATCATCCACAGCCTTACTTCCATCGTATAGGTAGCGCATGACATTACCACCCACGATGTCAAGCTCAACCGTCACACCACCCAATATCTCTTTCAGCATCGCCAAGAATGTGCGTTGTTCAGCCTCCGCCTTTACTACATTATACAGCACACCGAGCGAGCCGACATCACGATATTTAGCATACTGCAATGCCGTCAGCGCATCGATGCAGCTCAACTCTATCTCGTCAAACTCCTCGTTGTAGCCCTGCGAATAGCTCTGCGGTTCGATAAATCCGGCAAAGAGACATTTCCCCTCACGGTAGATGTTCACCACAGCGTCACGGCATGAGGCACAAAAGAAGTCCGGCACGAAGTTCCGCGCCAGAAGGCGTACAGTAGCCTGCTGGCAGAGCAAGTGGTCAAACGTATCGTTCACTTGACTCGTCAGTTCCACTGGATCTTCAGTAAACGACAGTTCCCCATTCTTCTCACCAATGACAGTTTCCTTAGTACGGTCACCACCAGTCAGTATATGCACCTCGATGCGCTCTTCCTTTTGGTTGTAAAAATGTCCGTGCAGATACATGTTCCTTATATTTTGATGTTCGTTCCTTTTCTATTTATTCTCGTCTCGTTGGCAAGCACAGCCACAAGGTCTCTGCCTTTCACCTTCAGCTCGTACACGCCACCACCTCCACCGCCATTATTACCGATAAGCGACTTCAACTTGTTCAGCGGTGCTATCACCTCCGGGTTGCTTTTCGCTCCAGCATACTCGCCCATCAGCGCCAAGGTCGGGCCATACACAATACCGCCGTTGGCGAATGGTGTCACGGCAACCGAAGCAACAAGCCCTTGCATCATGGCTATGAATCCAGCTGCGATGCCAGCACCAGCAAACGGAATGTAAGCGTGTGCAGCCATAAACTCTGAAGCTGCAAGTTCGCGGTACGCCATTGCCTCAGCCTTCACTGCCGCCATCGTTGCAACCGATGCCGCCACCTCTTCAGGGGCTGCCGCTACTTTTGCCGTAGCAGCTGTGGTCGCTGCCACTCCACTTGCAGCGGTCACAGTGTTGGAGGCACCAGTTACGGCGGTCAAGGTCTGAATAATTGAGATGATGCCGTTGATGCCCTCATATATCTGAATGGCAGCATCGACAACGCCAGTAATCGTGGACCATGCGTCACGGTTGCCTTGCAGCGCATCGGTGAGCGAGGTGACACCATTGCCCACACCCTTGACCGTGCTCCACGACTTACCTAACGTGACATTGCTTTTGCGGATGCGCTTCTCGTAATCCTCATAACTGCCGATGAGCTTCTGTATGGAGGCTCGCTGCGACTTGTCCATAGGTTTTTTGGTGTCAGCCAACATATCCTGGAGTTCCTTGATGCGTTTCTTTACACCATCAAGCCCAATGGTTTTCAGTTCGAGGGTCAGCGTCTTGCCCTCCATACTGTCGAGCTTCGCCACCTCTTCCTCCATTTCGGGAATGCGCGTGAGCTGCTTCATGGCATCGCGTTTTTTCTCCAGTTCCAACACCGTGCGCTGTATGTCGTCAATCTCCGATGCGCTGGCGTTCTTCTGCTTGGTCTGATAGTAGCTGATGGCATCATCCAGCGAGCGGATGGTGTTCAGTCGGGAGATGTCCTCCGGCTTCTTCAGTTCATCAAGAGTATCGTCCCATTTCTTCTTCAGGTCGTTAAGGGCATTTATCTGCTTCTGTATCTCGATGCGCTCTGTCTCTGTAGCGGTTTTCAACAAGTCTGTATAATACTGCAGCTCTTTTTCAAGCTGGCGGTATGTCTGTATCTTGTCTAAACCGACATCAACATGCGAACTGCGTTCAAACGCCGTTTTAAGGTCATTCAAACGCTGTATTTCAGCATCGATTACTGCAAGTTCTTCTGCAGAGGCATTCTCCCTCAATCCCTGTTGATAGGTGATTTCTGCATCGATGTCCTTCAAGGTATTCAGTTCAGTGGGACGGCTTGCCGCATCCTGCAACTGCGTTATCGCATCCTGCTGCTTTTGCAAGGCTGCGATTTTCTTTGCATAAAGCTCAATGGTCTTGGTATCCGTCCCGTTGGCAGTTTCCAGTTTGTTCTGGTAGTACTGGATGTTGTTGCCAAGTTCCTTGTAACTCGTGGCATTGGCGATAAGCTTCTTTCCGCTGTATTTGTCCTGGTTACCCGATTTACCACTGCCGTTTCCGCTGTCTGTTGAGGGGGCATTCTGTTTCTTATTGTTCTTCAATGCGGTCTGGGCGTTCGCAGTCTTTGCCTTGGTGTTCGCTTGTGTGGCCTTGGTGTTTCTCTCCAAATCTGCCGTCTGCCTTGCTGTGGTCTCGTCCTTTATGCCGAAGAACTTCTTCACCCATTCCCATGCCTTCTTTATCACGGCACTCGCTTTTTCGAATGCCTTGACAAGAAAGTCCCATACGGCTGATGCAATTTTCTTCACCGCTGCCCATACAGCATCACAGATATTGCGAAAGGTCTCACAGTTATTGTACGCCGCTATCAATGCACCCACAAGTGCCGCTATAGCCATTACGACAATACCGATGGGGTTGGCACTGAGCACAAAGTTCAGGGCTATCTGTGCCACCTTCCAAATGTTGGATGCGACAGCCACCACCTTTGCTGCAGCTGCTTGCGCAAGCGTGGCCACCTTCACAGCTTTCAGTCCTGCCACCACAGTCTTGATGCCACCGCTGAGCTGCACCATACTCATGAGGGCGATGCCGCTATTAGCTATCCATTCCACATAAGGTGCAGAAATACTGGCTATTGAGCCTGCCCAATCCATCATGGCGTGCATTTGGTTAGCGAGCGTCTGACGTAGACTCTCCCCCGTCGATGCCATATTGTCGAAGGCTGCATCTATCTCTCCTGCAGAGTCTGCCATCGCTCCAATGTTCTGCGAAAATTTTTCCTTTTGTTCGCCCGTCAGCGAACCAAGCAGTCGCATTGCTTCAGCACTGCCGAACAACTGTCCGTAAATGGTTTGGCTCAACTGTCCGGTCTTTGCCGAATACTCCTGTATGCTTGCATCCAAACCGAGCAGGAAGTTCTCTAAACCACCAGCGGCCTGAATACTGGCAGCATTAAAACCGATGCCCATCTCGTTGGCCGCTTTCGTAGCTTCCGCAGATGGCTTGATGAGTGAGTTGAGCACGGCAGCCAACTGAGTGGATACTTCCGCCGTGTCACCAGTCACACCCGTTGTAGTGGCGAATACTGCCATCAGTTCGTCCATGGAGACACCAAGCTGAGATGCACTACCACTCACACGGGGCAATGCCTGCGCCAACTGCTCAAAGCTGGTCACACCGTTCTTGGCCGTCATCTGTATCTTGTCTTGGATGTTCCCTGCCTGATCCCATTCCAGACCATAGTTCTTGATGAGCGTGGAAGTAACGGTCACCGTCTCTCCCAAGTCCGCAATACCACCAACCGCACTACGGCTTGATTTGTTGAGGAACTCTATCCAGTTATCCTCGGGCACGCCATTGGATATAACCTGGTATAAGCCGTTGGCAAGTTCCTCACGCGCAAGCGGTATGTTCTTACTCAGTTCCGTTATCTGACCACTCAGTGCTTCAAACTCGTCCCCACTCTTTCCTGCCATGGTGTTGGCACTGCGCATGGCGGTCTCAAAACTGTCGAAAGGCTCGGCAAGTCCGCCCACCATGTCGCTGAGGTCGCGGATCGAGCGGACGGCTGTATCGAACACGAGGCTCTTGTCTGCCATCTCGCGCAGTCTGTTGCCAGTAGCCACAGCGGTATTCCCCACCTCGGAGAGTATGTCGTCAAGACCGTCGGCTTCCACTGTCAGACGTTTCAGAACACCGCCGTCCTCGCTCTTGATGTTTATTCTAAATTCTACTGCTTTTGCCATTGTCTTTTCTTATTTCAGTCCGTAACGTTTCATGGCTGCCTCAAAGCGTGCATTGAACTCGTCCTTGCTCACCTCCTCACGCTTTTCTTCCTGCTTTTCATCCCAAGGGAACGGTAGAACGTCATGCGCTTGAAGATTGCTTTTTGCATAGGGTTGGATGGCAAAGAGCGCCAACACTCTTGTGCGTTCCCACTCGTTGCGCTCCGCATCGCGCTTGGCTTCCGCCCATCGCTCCCATGCCTTGTAAAACTCAAAAGGGGTACATCGTTCAAAGTCTTCTCTGCTCATCCCGATGCACCCCAATGCCATACCCAACAGTTCCTCGACGCTTACTTCTTTTCCGCCTGATTGGTCGTTTTTTTTTCTTCACCGCCCATATCCTCGTAGAAGGAGTTCGCTGCGTCGGGCTCCATAAGGTCAGCAAAGCTTTGGAAGTCGTAGTCAAACTCCACCTTGTCTGCATTGCACGCACTTTTCACGCAGCAGTAAACAAACAGTACCAGCTCGGAGATATTGGTTTTCTCCAGCTTGCTCACGTCCTTACCGCTCTCATTCTTGAAGCGCACCATTGCGCCCATGGTAACACGGCAAGGGAACTCCTTGTCGCCAACCTTGATTTTTGTCTTTTTCATACGCGATGTTGTTATTATTCAGTCTGCTGAGTGGTGTCTGTGATACCCGTTCCCACTTTTTCCACCTTGCCGCTGTTCTGAAGCGTGATTGAATACTTGGCATCGTCACCGGCCTGTGCGTCAAGGTCAAGAGATGTAATCAGATACTTGCCTTTATATCCGCCAGTGGCTTTACCAGTGCGCTTGTCTCCTTCACGCAGATTGTACGCTGCCTCCACAGGCTCACCCTTAAGCATTGCGTCCTTCAACTGGTCATACGATGGCACCTCATCCGTGCCGTCAGTAAGCACAACACCATCGGCGGTAATCTGCTCGGAGAAACTCTTGATGTAAGACTCCTTCCACTTGCCACCAGATGCCTCTTTAGTCACACGTTCACCGGTCTCCGCTGATGTGGACACCTTACAACCGGTGGAAAAGCCGAGGGCATTGGTACCCATGGAAAGGATAAGGTCAGTTCCGTCTAAAACACTTTTTGCCATAAATCTTCATTGTTAAAATTGTTATTACCGTGCAGACTATTCCGCCTGCAATAAATACACACCAGTCCACCCACCACAGCCCTCGCTCTTTCGAACGTTCTTCAACCGCCGTTTGAGCACTGTCCTGAAGATGCGCGTTCTTCACGCTCAGGCGCTCGTTCTCCGCCTCATAATACGCACACAGACGCGCCAAACTGTCGCAGCCGCTCTCTATCACCAGGGTAGGAGGCTTGCCGCCCGCGTTCTGCTTCACACTCGCCTTCACGTGCGCACGGCCCGAGCTCGCAGCATAGCTCGCCCCTTCAGGCAGTCGCCACAGACCGGAGTCAAGCGCTATCTCCAGCAATGCCGTGTCCGCCTTCACCGGTGCCGTCCACCACGCCTTCATCACGCTCGTCGCGGCGCTTGCGCTGTCCTTTCGCACTGCGCTTGCCGACACTTTGTTTTCCGACCTCACCGTCTGTCTCGTCGAGCTGCAGCTCGCTGCTGACAGGACAAACAGCCCTGTGAGGACATAGCTGAATAGCCTCAATGGCACGCGACAGACGGTTGACAGCACGTCGCGTGAGGTTGTTTTCAGCCACCAGTTTCTCAGTGATCTTTGTCGTCTCTTCATATTTCTTCTGCGTTTCCACAAGCAGCGTCGATACGTCTTCGTACATCACCTTGTAGGTGTCATGAACGCTCTTCGCCGTCTCGGCCTCCTTCACCTTGCGGTTCGCAACCCAAGCGATGGCGGCACCTATGCCGCCCGAGGGTATAGCCCACTGCAGGATTTGCATGATTACTGTGTCCGCCATCCTTGTTTTCTCTTTATTTGTTATTTACTCTGTTTTCACACTCTCCTTACTGCCTGATGCCGATGCTCTCTAACCATGCCTTCACGTCAAAACTCGGGCAGGCTTTATTCACGCCGGGCAGGTCACGGTGACCCACAATCTTGATCTGTGGAAACCTCTCGTGAAAGTCCCTCACGTACGCCGTCATGGCCTTCAGCTGTGCCGCCGTGCGCGTGTCCTTAGCCGTCTTGCCGTCCTTTGCCAGACCGCCGGCATACACCACATGGCGGCTCACCGAGTTATAGCCCGCAGCACCGTTCGTCACCTCCCAGGGGTCCACCTCGGCATCCTCGTTGTTCTTCACCAGGCGCTCCACTGTTCCGTCCAGATGGAACAAATCGGTGTACCCCACCTGCTTCCAGCCCCTGCCGCCCTTCTTCACCGGGTCAGTGTGCCAGTGGCGTATCTCTTTAGAGCTTACCTCACGGCCCTCTGGCGTGGCTGTGCAGTGCAGTACAAGATATTTCATCCTTGCCATAGCCTAGCCGATGGGGTCAGCATACTCTGCCAGACCGCGGTCCACAACGTCCTGGGCACGATCCTGCTCAAATTCAAGCACCTCACCTGCCTCGTGCACCACGCTCAGGTCTTCCTTGTCGCGAAACTTTGCCACGACCTTCACACTCACTGTCTTTTTCTCTGCCATAATCTTTTTTTTATTTTAGTTGTATTTGTTACCTGGGCGGAGGCGGTTCCACGCACTCCGCCGTTCCCAGTTTCTATCCCTCGGGCACGTAAGTGAACTTCTTGGTCTTTCTCCAGTCCATCACCACAATCTCCTCGCCGAAGCCAATGTTCGTGTCGGCCTTCATCAGCAGCTTGAAGAAGTACAGCTCCGATGGGTTGCTCAGCTTGTCTATCTGGATCACGCTCTCGTCGTCCTGAAGGTTCACCGCAGCGAAGAAGTTGCCGTCCGCATCGGGCGAGCACAGCGTCGCCATGATGAGCGAGTCTGGCCAGGCGGCCACAGTCTCGATGGCGATCCCCTTGAAACGCTTGCTGTTCACCTCGCTCTCGTTCGAGTTCTTGTGCTCGCGCTCTGTCAGTTCCTTGTCGTACTGGTCAAAGTCGTCAACGCTCATCAGAATGCGCAGGTTCGGGTTCTCGCGCATCGCCTTGGGGATGGCGTTGCGCACAGCATACAAGCGGTCTATCATCGAGGTGGGGCCCTCAGGGTTCACCACAATCACGTCGCTTGCCTTGGCTGCTTGCGTCAATATGCCGTCCATCAGCTGGTCGTCGGTGCCGCCGCTCACATACTCGCCGTTCACAAACAGGTTGCCAAGCTCAAACTGCACCTGCTTCGACAGCGCCTCCAGAAGAGCGTTCTGGGCCTCGGGAGGAAGTTCCGCAAACACCAGGTTGCCCTTAGGCTGCCACTTTCTCCATATCTGCTCAAAAGCTCGCGGGTTAAACACCGTGAACGCCATGAAGTCGTGGGGCTCCAAGGTCTGCTCGCTGTAATTGAAGTCGCCCTGGGCATCGCTCTTCTGAGGATCCTCCTTGCGCTTCTGCAGCATCTTGCCAGCCTTTAGGCGTGGCACGCTGATTTTCTTTTCCACACCGGGAATCACCATGATGAGTCCCTTGTCCACAAGCTCGTTGCCCGTGGTCGCAACGGTCAGGATGCGCTCCAGCACCTCGCCGTTGTAGTTCGTGTTCTTTACTACTATTGCCATTTGTTTTCCTTTTTATGGTTCTTCTGTCTCTCGTCCTTTACTGGAACTGGCGCTTCATGCGCGCTTCCCTGATTTGCTTCTGGCGCTGCTCCCATGGTCCGTCGCTCACGCCGGGCTGCACATGCAGGTCGTTCATCACCTTGCGCTTCGGGGTCAGGGCCGCAAGCACCTTCTTGCCCTCGTCCATGTTTCCCTTCAGAATGTTCTCGAAGGTCGGGCGACTTTCAGCGTTGATGCGGCCGTCCTGCTCAGCTGCGTCCAGCAGTTCCTTGCGCTCAGCCTCTGCGTCTGCCTCGGCTTTGTCCTCAAAGCCCTTCAGCTTCGTCTTCAGCTCCTTGTTCTCGTCCTCCAAGGTCTGTGCCTTGCCGGCAAGGGTCGCATAGTGCTGAGCTCTCGCCACCACTTCCTCATCACTCTCGCAGTCCTTAAACTGCGCCTGTTTCTTCAGTTCTTCTAATGTCATATCGTTCGCTTTTTGTGGCTCGTTCCTGAGCCGGTTGTTGAATGTCGTGTATATCTCCTCTGGGGTGCTGTCCTCAGCCACGGGGTCTGCATCATAAATGCCGTCTATCAGACCCATCTGCAGGGCCTCCTGCGCCGTCAGCCAGTGGTCTGTCCCGTCAAAGTATTGGGCTTTCACTTCTTCTTTGCTCATGCCCATGCGCTGGGCGTACATCTCGCCCAGACTGTCCTCCAGGCTCTCTATCTCCGCGATGCACTTCGCCATCTCTTGCTTGTTGCCGTAGCAGCCGCCGCTCACGCTGTGAAGCATCAGACGCGCGTACCGGCTCATCTCCACTGGCTTGCCGCACAGCGCTATCACGCTCGCCATGCTCGCCGCCACACCGTCCACATAAAGACGTATGTCGGCATTGCTCTGGCGGATGGCGTTGTAGATGGCTATACCGCTGAACACGTCGCCGCCGTTCGAGTTGATGCGGATGTCTATACGCTCGCTCTCTTCGGCGCAGGCTGCCAGCTCGGCAGCTATCTGACCGCTCGCCACCTCGTAGCCGATGTCGCCATACATGTAGATGGTGCTCACGCTTGCCGCTTTCTTGATATTGAAATATTTGCTCATTGTCTCCTTTTTTGTCGGGCGGTTTGCCCATGTTGCGGTTGCAAAGTTAATGGCTTTCCGACCTCATTCCATACCCCCGGATTTATCATGAAACGTTATGGCGGCATCATAACGCCACAACTTGTCATCATGCTTTTCACTCGCTCGGATTCACTCCTTTTCACGGTAATTTTGCACTGCATTTATTCACATTATAAACAGATTTTTCAATGGCAGATTTAACCAATACACAGAAAAAGGAGTGGGCTCGCACGCTTTATCTCCGAGAAAACCTCACACAGCAGGAGATTGCCGACCGTGTGGGAGTGTCACGCGTCACGGTCTCCAACTGGTGCCGTGGCGGCAAATGGGAGGAACAGAAGGTGGGCATCATGCTCACACGACGCGAACAGGCACAGAGTCTCTACCGGCAGCTGGCAGAGATTGACAAGGCGATAAAGACAAAACCAGAAGGGCAGAGATTCCCCGACACGAAGATGGCGGACACCATTGCCAAGCTCACGGCGGCAATACACAACCTCGAGCAAGAGGTGGGCATCGCCGACCGCATCGCTGTGCTCACTGATGTCATCGAGTGGATGCGGCCATCCGACCTCGACAAGGCAAAGGAGCTAACCTCGCTTTTCGACGCTTACATCAAGGACAAACTCTAACAGCGTATGAAACAGACAGACCGTATAGCACTACAAAACTGGGAAAAGTTCAAGGACAACATCGCGCGCGCAACGCCCGTCGATCGCTCCATGTCACAGGCCGAAATACAGAAGCACCGTGCATGGCTTGAAGCACGCCCGCTCGAATGGATAAAATTCTTTTTCCCGAACTTCGCACAGTATGAGTTCGCACCTTTTCAGAAAAGGGCCATACGACGCATTCTCTCCAATCCCGAGTGGTTCGAGGTAATCTCATGGAGCCGGGAGCTCGCCAAGTCCACTTGTGCCATGTTCTGCATCATGTACCTCACACTCACCGGGCTTAAACGAAATGTCATACTCACATCCAATTCCTTCGACAATGCCGTCCGACTGCTCGACCCGTTCCGGGCAAACCTCGAGGCCAACGGGCGCATCATCGCCTACTACGGAAAGCAGCAGTCGCTCGGCTCATGGACGGAGGACGAGTTCATCACCAAGCAGGGCGTGGCATTCCGGGCACTTGGTGCAGGGCAGTCGCCACGTGGCTCCAGAAAGGATGCCGTCCGCCCGGATGTATTGATTGTCGATGACTTCGACACAGACCAGGACACGCTCAATCCCGACATCATACAGAAACGATGGGACTGGTGGGAGAAGGCGCTTTACCCAACGCGCTCTGTCTCTGAGCCTACACTGGTGCTCTTCTGCGGCAACATCATCGCCAAGGACTGCTGTGTCGTCCGCGCAGGAGCAATGGCCGACCATTGGGACATCGTTAATATCCGCGACAAGGACGGACACTCCACATGGCCCGAGAAAAACTCGGAGGAGCACATCGACCGTGTACTCGCCAAGATTTCCAAGAAGTCAGCACAGGGCGAGTACTTCAACAACCCCATCTCAGAGGGCGAGATATTCTCCGAGATGGCTTTCGGAAAGGTGCCACCGCTCTCCAAGTTCAAGTTCCTCGTGGCTTACGGCGACCCCGCTCCGGGCGAAGGCAAGGGCAAAAAAGGCAAGTCGTTCAAGACGGTCTCACTCCTCGGCAAGCTCTCCGGCAAGCTGTACGTCATAAAGACGTTTCTGGCTCAGGCGCTCAATGCCGAGTTCATCGACTGGTATGTGCAGCTGCTCGCATTTGTCGGGGGTCGCGCTCCGGTCTATTGCTACATGGAGAACAACAAACTTCAGGACCCGTTCTTTCAGCAGGTATTTAAGCCGCTCGTCGCCAAGGTGCGACGCGAGCAGGGCGTACAGCTCTACATACGAGGCGACGAGGAGAAGAAAACCGACAAGGCAACACGTATCGAAGCTAACCTCGAACCGATGAACCGTGCCGGCAATCTCATACTCAACGAGGCGGAACGCGACAATCCCCACATGAAGGAACTCCTCGACCAGTTCACGCTCTTCACCCTCTCCCTGCGCTATCCGGCCGACGGTCCTGATGCCGTAGAGGGCGGCAATCGCATCATCGACGAAATTCAACACCGGGCGGAACCGCCCCTCACACGCTCGCGTGCCGACATACGCACACGCAACAAACGAAGATTATAAATTCTAAACAATGTATATATGAGCCAATTCGTACAACTTTCCGACTACGATGCCTCCATTCACCGAGAGATTCTCGATGCGCTCACCAGAGCCGACGAATCTCTCATAGAGATTTGTGAGGATCGGGCCATCGCCGAAATGCGGTGCTATCTATCCAAACGATACGACTGCGACCGTATTTTCGCGGCCACCGGGTCCGACCGACTCCAGCTCGTACTCATGATGGTCATAGACATCGCCGTATACCACATCTTCTGTATTCACAACCCGCAGAAACTATCGCAGCTGCGCAAGGACCGCTACGACCGGGCTGTCGAGTGGATGAAGGCGGTCGCCGCAGAGGACATCTCCATCGAGGGGGCACCGCTCCTGCCCGAGGAGGTGCGTGCAGCACATGCGCCATTCCGCTTGAAAAGCAATCCCAAACGGGTCAATCACTGGTAACTGACAATTAAAAATTCTGATTATGACAAAACGAAAGTATAGCAAAGCCCCAAAGGGCAAAATTACCATAGGCGGAAACATTCCGCAGCAGGGACAGCAGCGCCCAAATGTCATTGTGCTCACGCAGCCAAAGCGCTTCGGCATCGACATCGCCGACTTCACTTCGGCTGTCAGGGCGGCAGAGGATGTCGATTTCTCGCGACGATACAAACTCTACGACCTTTACGCTGACATACTCATGGACACACACCTCTCCTGCGTCATCGAGAAGCGACGCAATGCCGTACTATGTGCCGACATCGAGTTCTGGAGAGACGGCAAGCCCGACGAGGCGGTCAACGAGCAGATTAAGTCACCATGGTTCTCACGACTCGTCACCGACATCATCGATGCAAAGATGTGGGGCTTCTCCCTCTGCCAGTTCTATCGCCAGGGCGAATGGGTCGATTACGACCTCATCCCAAGAAAGCACGCCGACCCGGTGCGCCGACTCATACTACGACATCAGACCGACATCACCGGCACCTCATGGGACGAATACCCCGACCTGCTTTTCATCGGATCGCCTTCTGACCTCGGACTCCTCGCCAAGGCTGCACCATGGGTCATATACAAGCGCAACACCACTGGCGACTGGTCACAGTTCTCCGAGGTCTTTGGCATGCCCATTCAGGAGTACACTTACGAGACCGATGATGAGGACTCACGACAGCGAGCCATCGACGATGCCTACAATGCCGGCTCGCTCGCAGTTTTCGTGCATGGCAAGGACACCACGCTAAACCTCGTTGAGGCGGGCAACAAAACGGGGTCGGCAGATGTCTACGAGCGGCTTTGCGAGCGCTGCAACAACGAGATTTCCAAGCTCATTCTCGGCAACACGCTCACCACCGAGTCCTCCGAGAATGGCACACAGGCGCTCGGCACCGTCCACAAGAAGGTGGAGGACCGAGTGGCGCAGGCCGACAGACGATACATCCTCGATGTGCTCAATTACGACATGACGGACATCTTCCAGCGCATGGGCATCAACACCTTTGGCGGAGAGTTCTGTTTCCCCGAGCAGAAGGACATCGACCCTTCCACAAAGATGAACATACTCACGCAGCTGCGCGCCAACTTCCAGCTACCGGTCTCCGACGAATATCTCTACGAGGAGTTCGGCATCGAGAAGCCGGACAACTACGACCAGCTCAAAGCCGAGCAGCAACAAAAAAAGGAGGCACTTGCCTCCCTCCCTGGTCAGCAGTTCCCCACTGACGATGATGATGACGATAATGAAGACGACCCCAACGACTCCGAGGGCAAGGGTAGCAACACGCCCGAACCGTCCCCAAAACAGAAAAAATCGTTCAAAAACTGGCTACGCTCTTTTTTCGCCAAAGCCCCGCAACACGTCGGGGCGGATTTAGAGTGGTAGTAAACAGCCTATACCAGGCCAAGGCTGCCGATGTGGCGGCTGCCATGGAGTTCTCCGACGACTTCATCGCGCAGGTTCTCCGCGACATCTACCGTCGGGGCAAGGCGCAGTCTCCCACCGACCTCTCGCCCGAACTGTTCCGCGCCATCCTCCGTCGGTTCAACGAGGCCACGGCCGAGGGCATCGGTGCTTCTGCCGCACACGACCCAGATGAGGATTTCCGCCAGGCACTCCAACACTCCAACGAGGTGTTCTCGGCCTTCAAGGTGCATCGCATGCAGTTGGATATGCTCAAACTGCTCGCCGATTCAAATGGTGATTTAAGGCCGTTCAACCAGTGGGTAAACGATGTCCTGCCCATCGCCTCGCACCAGTGTGGGGCATGGCTCCGTACCGAGTACGACACGGCGGTTCTCCGTGCCCACCAGGCGGCCGACTGGCAGCAGTTCGTCCGTGAGGCGGATGTGCTCCCCAACCTCAAATGGATGCCATCCACATCGCCCAATCCTGGTGCCGACCATCAGCTCTTTTGGAACACGGTCCGACCCATCAACGACCCGTTCTGGAATGAGCACCGACCGGGCGATCGATGGAACTGCAAATGCTCGCTGACATCCACCGACGAGCCGTGTACCGCTGCGCCCATGGGCGACAAGCACAGCACACCGCAGCCGGGGCTCGACACCAATCCTGGCACCGACAAGGCCACGTTCTCGCAGTCGCATCCCTACTTCCCCAAGTCATGCAGTTCATGCGGCTTCTATAAACCGGGCTTCAGGGACAAGCTGAGCAGTATCTTCACCAATCGTGCGAAGGACTGCTACAACTGCCCATATATCAATGGCTGCATCTCACGCATGTCGTCAGACGGTTTTAAGTTGGAGCATAAATTCAAAAATGGTGGCAAGTTGTATGTGCATCCCGACATCGACAAGGACAAAGCTGACTACAAGGAAATGAAACGCATCTGCCTACAGCTCGCAAAAATGGGACACAAGGTGCGTATGACTCCGCGTTTGCACTGCAAGTCCGAGGAATACAAACAAATTTATGGTTCGCTCATCGGTACAAAATATGAGAACAAATGCCCCGACTTCTCCGTCGATGGCACATTCTACGAGTATGAGGGCTTTGTCAAGCCGTGGAGTAAGAAGAAGGTCGGTCGTATGCTCTCGCATGGAATGGAGCAATCCGACCATATAGTTATAAACAATACAAAGGGATGTGCTGACAGATTTATTCGCAAACAAATCATTGCACGACAAAGGCAATCACCAAATGCAATAAAAGAAGTGTGGATATACGAAAACGGTGAAGTCAGACCGTTCCTCGTTGATGGCGACTTTATAAAATGACAACAGGGGAGTCCTTTCGGATTCCCCTGCGAGGCGCCATGCCGTAGCATACGCAACTTCTTTCGAAGCTTGCCGCAAAGATAACAATAATAATTTAATAAACAAGCGTTATGAACAAATTTTTCTCTTTTTTCGCAGCGTCCAACCGATACAAGCATCTCATCGGGGGCTTCATCGTCGCCGCACCTGCCGGTTCTTTCTATACTGCCATATATGCCGCAGCCGTCGCCGCATCGTGTCTCGAACTCAAAGACCGTCTCTACGGCAACCTCTGGGACTGGCTCGACTGGCTCTGCACTCTCCTCGGTGGCAGCATCGCAGCACTCATGTTTTACCTCTTATTCTGACACGTTATGAACGACAAAGATTTTATCCGACAGCTCGAAGAGCACCAGCGTGAGCTGAGCCAACTCATTCACCGCCGCCTCCCGGTTCTCATCGGGCGTATGGCTAAGGACCATTTCCAGAATAACTTCCGTTTGCAGGGCTTCCTCAACAATGGGCTCACGCGGTGGCCTGAAACGCGACGACAGCAGTCGGGTGGTAAAAGTGCCGCTTCGCAATACGGACCGCTGCTTTCCGGCCGCAACCATCTCTTTGCGTCTATCAAATACTCACCAGCAGATGCCAGCGTCATCATCGCCAACGACCTCCTCTATGCGCCGCTTCACAACTGGGGAGGCTCCACGCATCCTGCCGTCACCGACAAGATGCGACGCTTCGCGTGGGCGATGTTCTACAAGGAGGCGGGCATCAAACGGGCCAAATCGGGCAAAACAAAGAAAAAGAAAATGGCGGCTGCTGCCGAAAATCCGAGAGCAAGCCGATGGAAGGCGCTTGCACTCACCAAAAAGACAAAACTCAATATCCGCATACCGCAGCGACAGTTCATCGGAGACAGCCGTGAACTATCGGATAAGGTGCAACAGAAAATTACAACCGAAATTCATAACATCTTAAACGCGTAAATCACTATGGACGAACTTTTTTCACTTTTCATTCAGCGCATCTCTGAACGGATGCCTGAACTCACTCTCGTCGATGAGGACTACGGACAACTCGAAGCTGGAGTCGAAGAGGAAACTTATCCCGTCACGTTCCCTTGTGTTCTCATCGGCAATCTCGAAGCCGATTGGGAAAATCTTACAGGGGGTGGGCAGCGGGGCACGGTATTTTTCTCCGTCCGTCTCGCGGTCGATTGCTACGACGATACGCACTACGGATCGGGCACGGAGTCAAAGGTCGCCGAGCGTTTGCTAATGGCAAACCGTGTCTATGCTGCTCTCCAGGGATTCCGGCCGAACAATTCTATGACGGCGCTCGTGCGCACCAAGTCGCGTTTCTATTCGCTCCCAGCTGGCGTCAAGGCCTATGAGTACACGTTCTCGTTCCGTATCCACGACGACTCGGCGCGGGAGCTACAGCGTGGGGAATAGTTCCAGCTGCTTCGCCGTCAGTCTCGGCACCTTCACCTTCGGCAGGGGCTTCACGTCCACCGCGCCACCCTCCCTGCACTTGCGTCTGATGATGCTCATGATGCGCTCTTCCGAAATAAAGAACTCGCGTTCTGAAAGAAGCTTCAAGGCATCATCAAAACGTAGGCGCTGCACCTCCGTCCAGTAATAGTAACGGCGGTACAGAGCCTCGTCCCTCAGCTTTATCAGCTCTTTATTCCTTCCTTTTTTCATAGTTTGCAAAAATAAACTTTTTCCCTTAAACCGCAATCAAAAAGCCACCTAAATCACTCATATTTAGGTGGCTTTCTTCAATTCATGCCCTCCCGTCACGCAGAAAGGCTAAAAAAAGCTTGGCGAGGCTTATGCCCCACGGCTCACAATCGGCAGAAGCTCGGCTCTATGCGGCTCCACACGCCGTTCTCCGGATTGCGCTTAGAGAAGTAGTAGTTCGTAGCCGTGGCATGCACCACATTGGCTTCCTTGAACAGACGCATGATTTCTGCATACTCCTCGTCAAAGCGGTCCTCCAGCTCATAAAGTTTGGAGATGCTCTTGTAGTCCAGGTCGCCCGTCTTGTTGCGCTCCAGAAGCGTCATCGCCATCTGGTACATCGGGTCTTCCACGCCCTTCTCGCTCGCCTCCATGTAGCGTTTCAGGTAGTCCACAAGGCGCTCGGCCGCAAGGTCTGCACGCTCGTCAAAGCCCTTCACCTTGTTAAACTTCACCTCAAGTTTGAAGTCTCCGTCAGTGATCGTGTAGCTCTGCTGGCTCTCGTTCTTCACGGCGCCATACTCGCGCATGAGTTTCGTGAAAGCTGTCACCTCGTCGTCAAGCCATTTCTTGAAGCCCGAAACCTCACTCTCCAAGTTCTCCACTCTGCCCAGCACGTCATGCATAAACTGCCCACGCAGCGCCTCGTAGCTCTCGCGCTTCGCCATGCGGTCGTTCTTTACCTCAGTCTGCAGCCGTGCTAACAGTTCGGCACGCTGCTCCTTTGTCATACCCTTCAAGGGGTCCACTGTCTCGTTCTTTGTTTCCATTGTCTTTTCTTTTTATGGGTTCATTACTCGTTTTCTTTCTTCTTGCGGTTCATGGCACGCAGTTTCGTGTTCAGGGTTGCCAGCCCCTCGCTGTCCAGGAAGCGGAAAGCCTTGCCCGCTATACGTTTGTCCTCGCAGAAGCGGTCCACGGCTTGCCAGTCTGCCGTGTTCACACCCCACAGCTGCATCTGGTGCAACACGCCGCTACGCGCCTTGCGCTTCGCCTTCAGCAGAGCGGCACGCCGTTCGTCATAGCCCGCCACACGCTCCATTTCATTGCACATCAGCTCATACTCCTTGTCGGTCATCTGGCGCAAGTGCTCTGTTCTCTCGTTGGTAAACTGCCGCACCAAGGTCTCCTTGTCCGCACCTGGCAGAAGCTTCAGCAGCTTGTAGAACTTCCCGTAGTTATCGACGTGGTTCATGCTCAGCCTCCTTCTCTTTCCATTTCAGCCACGCCTCCCTCGCCACGGCAAGTGTCGTCGGCACGTCCCAGGTCAGCCCGTCGGCTGGCAGTATAGGCACGTTGTTGAAACACACGTACACCTCACCGCTGAACTCGCGAGCCTGAACTATCGCTTCGCTCTCTCTCACTAACTCGGCTGCCTTCTTCGCCGCCTTTCTCGCTCTACGGGCCTTGCGCTCAGCGCTCAGCCACGCATTGATGTTGTCTAAAATCTTCATTTCGCTTTATCTCGTTTGTTGGGTTTCCACTTGATGGTCACTTCGGCGTCCATCTTGCCGCTGCCCTCACACACAGGGCAGATTTTCCATTCGCTGTCATTCGGGCTGCTCCGGTCGCCTAAAAAACCGCCCTGACCATGACAGTATTCGCAAGTATATCCTCGGCTCTCAATCCGTTCTTCCTTGCTGCCATACACGGGGGGCGTCAGCCATATCATTCGGTGCTTACTGCTCATCGTTCACCACCTCCTCTCCTAAATATTCCACCATAAGGGCGGTGTGGCCTTCTTCCTGCAGACGGCGGCTCACCTCTTCCAATATCATGTACTGGTCGTCACCGCCGTAGCACTTCACGGCTTCCTTTGCCGCCTTCACGATTTGCTCTATCGTATCGTCCATCATGCTCATCGTTTTTCGTTGCTTGGTCGATTATATGTTACTCTCTCATAAGTGTGCCACTGGATAATCCGTGCCGCAAACATCAGGTCGGTAGTTTCCAGCACCACACACCCTTTGTTCTTCTGGCTGCGGTGTACCATTAGGTCACATTGCCAGTTACCCTCCAGCCATTCGTCCATCACACCCTCCGCCTGGCTCTTCTTCAGCAGGATGTATATCGTGTCACCCTGCCGGTAGTCGTTCATATCTTTGCTCATTGCTTCTTGTCGTTGTTGGTCCAATATTCTTCGGCTCTTTCAGCCCATATCGTATAATATCCCTTGTCCCCGAAATATCGCCCCTTCGATATGGCTCTATATCCCTCCACCCATATCTTCAGCGAGGCGTCAAACATCACGCTCACCGCTGTACGCCCCTTCGGGCGTGTGCCCTCGGCCTGGCTGATGATGACGAGCAGTTTGTTCGGATGCCGGGCCTTGAAAGCCAGATAGTCCTCAAAGCTCATGCCCGTATACTGGTAGGAGTCTATCACCACCGTGTCGGGGCTTTTCCTTTTCGACAGCCGCTTGTCAAGGTCCTCCATGCTCTCGGCATCCAGCAGCACCATTCGGCGTGCCACGTCCTGCATCCCGGCTCGTATAAAGGCGTTCTTCATCGTCAGGCTCGAACCTTCCTCCAGACTGTCATAAGCCACTCGCCCGAATCGGCATAGTTCCTTGCACAGCTTCAGCACGAAACTCGTCTTGCCGCTTCCGCTTCGACCCCACACGAACCACACACCGTTCCGCTCAGGCTCGCCGAACGCCTCGCGCCACTCGTCGCTCAGCTTGTAGGTCTGCTTCTTCATCGCAAACAGCTCGCTCACGCTTATCGCTCTTTTCATATCGTTTGAATGTTATTTGAACACCGTTCAAGCGTCCATCTGCTTCACTCTGTGTACACCCTTCTTCACCCTCCTCAGGTCGAAGTCATACTGCTCGGCGTCCTTCACCACCTCAGCTATCTTCTTGCGGTCGGTCAGCCCGTTCGCCACGCAGATCGCATAAACGTCGTTCGGACTTGTCTGCTCCAGCTCAAAGAACTTTCTGCCGATTCTCGAGTGTATCTCGTTATAACCCTTCTTGTCATATCTCAATCCCATCTTCATCCTGCGCTTGATATAAGAGGTCGAGAAAAACACGATGCCGCATTTGTCCTCAAGCCTGTTATACAGGTCTATGAAGTAGTGGAACACCCTTTCCGTCAGCTTGTCAGCCTCGTCAAACAGCAACACCGGGTTCTCCGTCTGTATCAGCGCGCCGATGATTGCGTCAAGCATGTCTCTTATCGTCATGCCGTCAGTCCTCAGACCTATCTTCTTCGCAATGTCGCGGATAAAGTCGCTCCGCTTCATGTCTTCCGAGCACAGAATGTAGTAGGCACCGCTGTGCTCACGCTCGTAAAGCCGCGCCGCCGTGGTCTTGCCGCATCCGGCTTCGCCCACCACCCAGGTCACGTTCTTCCATTCCTGGGCGTCAGTCATCGCATAGGCCATCTCCTTTGCTGCCGTGGTCTCCACCATCTGCCAGGCACCAGGGGTGGCGGTTCCCACCTGCGAGGCTATCTTTCGCCACATGTCGTCGCTGATGTTCTCCCACTTGCCGCTCAGCACCGAGCTTACCGTTCCCGCACTCGTGCCGTCCAGACTGGCTGCTGCCTTGTTCTGGCTCGGATATTTCATCACATAGAGGCGCAGGGCCTCGCGTATCTGCTCTTTCTGTTTCTCGTTCATATCGTTTGGTCTTTATTTTCGTTCTTATAGTTTCGATGCAATCTTCTTCTCCATCGGAAGCGGTATTCTCGGCGTGTCGTCATCATCACCGCCCTCCATCACGTCCAGCCAGTCGTCAAGGCTCAGCGATTTCGTGTGTCTTCCGAGCTGGTACTGCTCAGGCGGCTGCGAGTAACGCTCCATTCGGTGGTCTATCTGCCGCTGCACGGCTGCCGTCGTGCCCTTCAGCTTCGGCGAGTGCAGACCCTGCTGCTCTGCGTCCGTGCCATGCTCGGCGGCTATCGTCCGGCCGGCCACCGTCCGCTCTATGCGGTCCTGGAGGTTGGCTTCCTGCTCCTGGCGGATGAACTTCGCATCGTCCGTCCCCTGCTGGTCTTGCAGCGCTCGGTGTATCAGTATGTAGGGCTCTGCCGTCCGCTCAAAGCGCAGCGAGCCGTCTGTGCCTTTTGTATAGAGTCTGATGCTCGCAAAGTCGTAAGGGTCGTAAGCCACGATGAAACGCTCGTAGGTGTGTTTCCTTCGCCACTCGTGGTCGGGTACGCCGGGCGAAGAGCACACTTCGTACTGCCGCTTCTCGCCTTTGATCGTCACCTGCAGTCCCTGGTCCGTGAATGTCGCCATGCGTTTCGTAAACACCCAGAACATGTCCACCATGTCGTGCAGCGTCACTTCCTGGGTCTCCTCGTTCACGCTCTTCTCATACATGTCTATCCTACGCTCGCCGGTGGCAGGGTGCACACCCTCGTTCCATTCCTTACGGGCTGCGGCATAGGCATCTTTCAGCTCCTCCAGAGTGTACAGGCTGTCCTTGTTGGCTTCGATAAACTCCACGTTCGGGCGGCTCGACGCCTTCTTCGCCGTCACGTTCTGACCCGTGAAGCGCCAGTCTTTATGCAGTATTTGGCTTTGGAAACGCCCAAAGACGCTCTCTATCGTCTTCGACTCGCCGTTGTAGGGCTGAGTCGGGCGGTGTACCCTGCAGATCTTCCCGATAAAACCGTCCGAGTCCAGCTTCTTGTGGCCGCCCTGGTTGTCATATACAATCTCATAAGGCTTATGGCCGCTCTTCTGGATTGCCATGCGGTAGGCGTGATACTGGGCCTCATAGTCCTCTGTGTCGCTGATGCAGTAGCCCAGAAGCACCTCGCTCATCGCGTCGATCACCTCATACACCTGGGTCGTCCGCACCTTGCCCTGCTCGTCCCTATAGTAAAGGTTCAGCTTCGTGCCGTCACCATACCATAGCGTGTCCCTGCGTGTCGGAAGTGCCGTCTTGTGCTTTCTGCCGTAACGCTGCCTTGCGGCCTGCTCGCCATATACTGCGTCATACCATAAAGGCTCCACCGCAGGGCTGTTCAGCCATTTCTTCATACCGCTTAGGCTTCTTATCGGCTTCCAGCCTCTTTCCTCAGCTATCTCGTTCGCCTTTTCAAACAGCTGCGCGTCGGTATACACCGGCACCTTGCTGCGCTTCAGAGCCACAATCAGTTTCAGAAAATCACCGGTTATCTTCAGTGCCGAAGAGTTGCCCAGCTTGCCGCTCACCACACTCTGGTAGCCATCGGCCTTCCAAGCCTTCAGTCGCGTCTTCAGTCGCGCCAATGTGCCCGGAAGCGTGTGTCCGTAGCTCTCGCGCATACGTTCCGCGCTGTCAAGTATCAAGTCCCACGCACCCGACATCGGAGCGTTCAGACTGCTGCGGATGGCCTGGCGTCTTGCCGCCATCTTCTCCAGCTCGCCAAGCACCGAGGCGTTGATGGTATATTCCTCTATCATCTTCTCCGTCAGGTGCCGCTCCTGCCCGTCCTTGTCCATATAGGTGTAGGCTTCGTAAAACTCACGCGCCTTCGCATCTATCTTTATGCTCGCCTTCGTCATAGCCTCTCGCATCTTTTCTTCTGGGTCGCCGTATGTCGCCACAAACCGCCGTCTGTACTTCTCCGGAATACTGCTCCACACATACAGTGCCTGAGTCCCCTCGCCGCCGCCACGACGTGCACACGCTATGTTGCAGCGGCACACATTCTGGCGCAAGGTGCTCGCCTTGATGACTGGCTCGTTTCCGCCCGTCAGCTCGGCAAACGTCACGCACAATATCTTGTTGTAGTACTCCATTTCCTTTTGTCTTTATTTTCCTTCTTGCGGTTCTCTCCTTACGCAGTGGCGCAGCACATGGCTTCCACCTTCTCCTGCACGGTCTTGATGTCTGTAAACCCGGCGTGCTCGATGCGTTCCGCCACGTCGCCTTTCTCGTCCTTCAACTCCAGTACGCCCGTGTTCTTGTCGCCTTCCCACATCCAGCCGTTCTCGAAGTGTTGGCGCATCATGTTGTCTGCGTCATGCACCACCTCGCTCGCAGGAGCCGTCACCAACTCAAAACCGCCACGCTGAACGGCAAGGCAGCGTATCTTCTTTGCCAGGTCGCTCTGGCCCTTCACCGGGTGAAAGTTCAATGCGTAGCTCACCATCTCCTTCGTCACACCGAAGGCCTTTGCCAAAAACTCCCGCTGGGAGCGGGTTACTGTTATCACTCTTTTCATTGTCCTCTGTTTTTAGTTCGTTATTACTTTTGTTCGTGGAGTGTAGGGGAGTCGAACCCCACATGGCTATCCAGCGCATGGCAAACCTGCCACTCCTGCGGTCTTTCCCGCCGTCATCCGAGGCCGCCCCTGCCGACTATCCAGTGCGGCGGCTGACAATCCAGTGCAGCACCCAGGGGCTCCGTGTTATCCTGCAATCTTCTTACCCTCGGCTATTACCGTCTGGACTGCACCGAAGAACTGTATCATCTTCTGTTTCGCCTTCAGCTCCAGTCCGTATGCCATGTTGCTCATCTTGCCTGTGCTCTGACGCTCTAAATCACCATACACCAGGTCGTCTGTCAGGTGTTCAATATTGTGGCGCAAAGACTCCTCAAGTGCCGCAAGACCAAGTTCCTTGGCCGTCTCATACACAGGCTCCAGTATCGCCTTCGCAGCCATTGCTTCATACAAATCGTCGGCGTGCCAGCGGAAAAACTCTGCATAGTCATTCACCATGTCCTCTTTCCAACTTTCAATGTCACCCGTCAAATGGTTCAACTTGTTGCGCATTCTGTTCATCGCCGCATTCAATGCAAATTCCTTATCGTTCATATTCTTTAATTGCAAAAATTCGTTATTCTCGGCCTTTTTCACTATCTTTGGCCGCGCGTTTATTCTTAAACACGCTGCAAAGATACAATATTCTGTGTTTACTACCAAATTTTTCAGGCTAAATAATTCAATATTCTGTATTATGGAAGCAAAAAACGAGGTCTCTGCCCGTTTTATTGAGGCATACGAGACGCTATTAAGAGATAAGAAGGTAAGCGACAAACGTGATTTTGCCGCTAAGTTGGGTATTAGCGCCTCTATGGTCACAGAAATCTCCAAAGGGCGAAGCAGTGTCGGAACTTCCGCAATACAGAATATTGTATTACAATTCAATATTGATGCTAAATGGCTACTCACTGGTGAGGGAGCAATGCTTCAGGAAACGGAAAACAATAATGTGCCGACTTCTAATCGCACTATTGAGATAGCCCGCCATGCTCCACACGGCAGCAGCGAGGGCATACCACTCATACCGCTCGATGCAGTCGCCGGTTTTCCTGCCGAAAGTGGCGGTGGGGTACGCATGGAGGACTGCGAGCGCTATGTCATACCGGAGTTCGAGAACAAAGGGGCAAACTTCCTTATCCGGGTGTCTGGCGACTCCATGGTGCCGCTATATTATAGTGGCGACCTCCTCGCTTGTCGCAAAATCACAGACATCCGCTTCTTCCAATGGGGCACCGTCTATGTCCTCGAAACGAGCCAGGGGGTACTCGTCAAACGTGTGCAGGAAAGCGTAGATCATGCCGACAGCATTCTATGCGTGTCGGAAAACAGCAGTGTTCATCACCCTTTCCTCCTCCCACGCGACGACATACGCAGCCTGAGCATCATCGTCGGACTCGTCCGCCTCGTCTGATACTCACGTCACACGCATCACGCACACGCTCCACACCGCAAAACGTGTCGCGCACGCACATACATAGGTATAATAGGGTAGCAAAGCAGCCAAAACCCCGATAAACAGGGCGTTCTCGACATTCCGCAAAGGTTTAGAACGTGCCAAAACGTGGGATTATCCCCACCCCCTAAACGCCCGAAAATGACATCAATCACAATTTATTCGGAGTTATATAGGGGGTCTATCCCTTGTTTCCTATGTTAAAAGTGTCACACCAAATGTCACACCAAGTTGAACATTTCGTTTTTCCATGTCACACCAAACGTCACCCCAAGTGTCACCCCAAACCCGAAAAACGCCCATTTTCACCAATCTTAATAGCCTCCAAAACACAAAAACGGCTTGCACACTGTTCAAATCAGTGTTCAAGCCGTTCAAATGCCGTTATATCAGCGTTTTAGCCGTTTAAACCATCCTTATTTCTTCTCTTTATCCGTCCTGGGGCCTCTTATCAGCTCTCCCTGCCGGATCATAGCCTTTTTATTGAGAATAACACCTCCATCAGCCAGTCCAGCGTGCAGCAGCGAGCTTTTCTTTATACCCACCTCATCCTCTGTCAAAACCCCATAAATCGCCGATATTGAGCCGAAGTAGTAGTTCTTCCGCCCATGTATCAAATGCACATGTATCACCTTTGTCATAACTGTTCCTTTCTGTTTCTTAGAATGTTCGTTTTCGCTTGCAAATATACCAAATAATAACTATTTGGAAGAATTTACAAGCATAAAAAGCAAGAAACAAGCAAAATAAAAGGCATGGCCACAGCCACGCCCTTCTTCATTCAACCACCACTCAAACAAGCCGTTTAAAGCCCCGTCAGCGTTCATTTCCATGTCCAGACGATAAAGCACCCACATGAGCAGCCATACGCGCCCAGAAGCCCACGAAATGCCCCACACAGCCGTCAGGACAGCCCAAAACATAACATTCTCAGCCCCGATGTAAAGCAATACCCTTCAAACACCGTTCAAATCGAGCCCAAACGTAAAGCAAATGTAAAGCGAATGTAACGTTTCGTTTTTCCCTCTCATTTCGCCCATCATCCTCAAACCCTTTGTAAATCAACGCTTTCCACGATTTCTCTCTCACTCCACTTTTATACGTTTCGTTTTATCCCCTTGCCCAGGATTTTGCCATGTCGAAGAATTCACTTATCTTAGTGTCGCAAAAACAAACAAGAGAATCCGACGATAGACATGGCAAAAATACAAATAAAATCCGAGAAACTCACTCCTTTTGGAGGAATATTTTCAATCATGGAGCAATTTGACTCCACATTGTCTTCTGTAATCGACTCAACCCTCGGTCTAAGGTGTAGATTGTTCGGTTATCAGTACAGCGAAATCATCCGTTCTCTCATGAGTATCTACTTCTGTGGTGGCTCATGTGTTGAGGATGTCACTACTCATTTGATGAACCATCTCTCGCTTCATCCGACACTTCGCACTTGTAGCTCTGATACTATCCTCAGAGCGATAAAGGAGCTGACGCAAGAAAACAT